AGTCTGCAATAATCTATTTTGTCTATCTGTAGAGGACATCGGCTATTCCTTGTTTATACAATAATATTTAGCAGATATTAAAAAGTGCGTATATTATTGTAGGAAGCCTGCTTCTTCGTCAAATTTGAACTGAAGCTTCTCTACAATGCTATATGGAAGGTATGCTAATTCACATTCAATAAGTATACCACTTTCGTATGAATCAACAGTTATTTGATTAACTTGAACTCTTGGATCATAGTTAACGATTCTTGAAACATTGCTTATAATTGCGTTTCTTGCATCGTCTGTTAAAGGTTCAAAAAGTATGTCCCAAATAATAGTTCCAAATTCAGGATCACTTAGTTTTTCACCCTGACGAATATGGAAATGATTGATAATGTCTTGCTTTATTAGAGCAATATCATACAATACGTGTGAGCTTGTGTTTTCGTCAACCGTACTGAATCCTTTGTATGTAGGACCTGTATCCGCAATCTTATCATACGCTGTGTTAGCTTTAACTTTAATTTCTTGATAAAGACTTTTTTCTAAACTGCTCATAACGTATTTACCTTAGGTTGGTTTCTTGAATGTGTCCGGAATTGTAGGAAACGGCGGCTCTGGTAATTCATCAGTAGTGCCATTCAACAATAAACCTTGTCTACCTTCTTCACCATCCGGTGCTTTAGCTGCTGTTTCTTCTGGAACAAAGTTTTTAGGATCAAGATGTTCGTGATCTGGCCAAGGCTCATGATGAGGAATACGTACAGGAACACTTGCTACTCCTGCTTCTTCTGCTGCGCCATCCGAACTGTTCATGTAGATCTTACCGTCAGTAGTTTCTCTATGATCGCCTCCGGCATAGATGTTTGTATTGCCGTCTGCTTTTAATTTGCCGTCAGCATCCGCTTTAATTTCCCAGTTACCGATTGTGTGTACAAAAAAGTTTCCATCTGTGGTAATATTCATATTACCTTTTGCTTCAAAATTTATGTCTCTGTCAGCATAAAAATTAATGTCGTTTTCAGTTCTAAAACTAATGCTGTCTTTTGCATAAACATCAATTTTTCCGTTACCTGTCATTTCGATCCAGCTGTTGCCACTACCGTGAGAAATATAAATTAAATCTTCGGTATTGTGCATTACAATTTGATGCCCTTTGCGTGTTTTAATACGTATTAGATCATTAGCAGGTAAAGTTACATCACCATCTGTTTCACCAGAGTCAAAGTCAGCATATTCCATTTTATCTGCATCATCACCACTTGCTGGTTTTTTACGCAACAAAGATGCATCGCCGTCGTCCATAACAAAGGAACTTCCGCCAAGTCTATTAAAGGGACGATTTACAGATCTTCCTGGTTTGCCATATGTTGCTTTTGGTCCGTTAAAATCTAATGGTCCTGGAGTACTCCAACCAAATACATGACTAGGTGCTTCTCGTCTACCGCTAGATGTATTTGTTCCTCTAATATGATCTGCAATTAATCCAGCATCTTCTAGACGTTTTTTCTCGTCAGGATTAACAGGTTTTAAAAATTTAGTCGGATCCCTGCTAGTTCCTTCTTCTGTTTTTTTGTTATATTCACCTACAGGCAATGCTTTGGTATTATCTTCTTTGTTGTAACTTGTAGACGAATAACCTGGGGTCATAAAGTTAACACCAACATCAGGAATACACCCTAACCAGTATGCTTTTGAAAAGTCACCTTCTGGCATAACAACAATAACTCTAGTGCCTACATCAGGAGGAACTGCCCAAAATCCGTAACTTTTTTGTGTGCTTTTATAATCGTCATTATTGCTTAGTCCGTGATTTGGTGTCGTGCCAAAAAATGGACTTGCATACTGACAGATAATATAGTCTGTCATATTACCGCTGCTAGTACGCTTTGTAATTTCAACTTCAATTGCACCCATAAAATTTGTGTCAAGATGGTTTACTACTACTCCTATGTATATGCCGGAGTTATGTTGTCGTCTACTTGGGGTTCTTTGTTCTGTTGACATTAGGTATCATTTCTCGCATTTGCTACAGGTTCAATATCATTTGCAGGTGTGCCTTCACCAACTGCTCTGCCGCCTTTGAGATCTAATAAAGCACTTGCAATACTTTCAAGAGTTAAATCTTGATTACGTTTTCTATTTAATTTTAATGTTTGTGTAAACACACCATCTTTGAAATTATTCTCAACAACAATTACTTGATACACGCCACTAAACATTGCTATAGGTAAAAATCCACCAAGCGGATATTTTACAAATCCATCTTCTTGATCGTAATCAATCGGAGTTCTAAAATTTAAAACTATATGTACTTCTCCGTTTATAGGATTCATACTACCATCAACCGTAATTGCACTGTTTAACGGATTAGATATGCCGACAAAATTTCCTATGCCTGCATCTGCTAAGAAATATGGATCTCCGTGAATAGTTAAATCAACTCCTATTAAATCATTATAACTGTGAATTAACATGTCGTTCAGCTGCCTGGCGACACTTACTAGAGTTCCTTCTCTTGCGCCACCACCGTTTGCTGGTCTGTCTGTAGCATTTATATTTCTTACCACAGTCTCGCCACTAGCATCTGCTACTGATGCAGAGGCGCCGCCTGGTCCAACTGTTGCTGGTTCTCTACCACCCTGAAACCATTCAGCAACACTTCCAAAGATACTGTCTTGTTGACGTTGACCTCTTGATCCTTGTACACCTGTATAAAAAGCCATATTAAACTGTAAGTCAAAATCAACAATGTCTGTATTTTGTCCTGTATAGATATAGCTATAAGATTTAATTGCTTTGGCTTGTCTAGTAAATGTTGCTAATACACTTGATTTTGGAGCAGCAATATTAGATATGTCTACTTCATACGGAACAACTCTATACACATATATTTTAGGAGATGCTCCTGTAGAATTTAGAAAACTATTACCATTGTAAACTTGGGTTTCTATTTTTAACCATTCTACTCTGCCAGTAAAATCAGGTTGTTTAGTTGCAAATTCTCTCCCATACTCGCTTAGTATTACAACTTCTTCTATTATGTCTTGTATTTTAGATCCCGCAGCAAACTGAAAAACCCTGTTTTCTGTATCATATGTTAAATTTCCTCTAACAAAATATCCTTCTTGTTCTTCCGATTCTACAAATCCTGCTTCTTGGAATGGAAAGTTTCCTTGTTCTGTTGCACTTTCTACAATTTTACTTGAACCAATTCTATTCCAGGATGCTGCATTATCAGCTGCTGTTTTTAACGTAGCACCTAGTGCAGATGACGGAATTGCAGAATTTGAGTTTTGTTGTGCTTCGGCAACCGCTGCTGCATCAAACTCTCCGCTAGTATCACCTGTTATGCTTTCGTATACTTGCTGTAAGGTATTTCCTACTTTAACTGTTGCTGCATTTACTGCTGAAGCAAATGTTCCGCCGATGCTATCTAATAGACCAGCTTGAGGAAATTGAATAACATATTGATCTGCTGCTGGAAGGTTGTTAGTTCTAGCTAATTCTTCTAAATTATGATTAACTTTTCTTGTTAAACTGTCTTCTCCAGACTGCAACACTTGTCCTACTGTATCTCCTTTGATTTGTAGATCTTGAGTAGTTGTTTGAGTAGCATCAGTACTTGCCATGTCGTTATAAGCAACAGCTTCTACCATGTACTCAGCACCTGATTCTGTAACTTTCATTGCTGCTTTAGCAATTCTAATTGGAAAATGACGTTGGCTAAACAATGGTGCTTTAACATTGCCATCGTCATCCCAACCTGTAAATGCTACACTTAGCAAAAACGGTGCTTCGATATAATTTGAGTGTCCAGCAACTAATGCTGCTGTTCTTAGATTGTGTAAAAACTGACCCATCGAATATGGTTCAATAACTTTAAAACTAACTGCCATTGCATTTGATAGTCTAGTACCTGGGTTTGGAGCACAATGATTTTTTATATGTACATCTTCTATAAAAAATTCTCTAGCACCATCTGTTTCATATATGGTAGGGATCTTTTGTCCGCCAGTTCCGCCACTTTTAATAACTTTTATTAAAGGCCCCATTGTTCTATAACTAAGAGGAAAATTTAATTCTAAATTAGTTAAACATCCTAAAGTAAAAATATAGTTGTAACTTGCGAATTGATCTAATTCATTTCTATAAGGCGGGAAACCTCTGCCAAGTAATGACAATGCACCACTAAGTGTAGGATTTTGCACTAGTTCTGTTACTTGTGCTGCTTTAGAGGCAACATCAACAACAGGTCTAATTGCTTCGCCAACAACTCCTGTAGCTACTGTATCAAGTACTCCGCCGCTACCTACAACAATGTTTCCTGCTGTAGATACTGTATTTGTTATATTTACTGCAAGCTGGCTGTCAGCATTCTGGTTCACCGGTGTTGTAATAGTTGATCCGTTATTCGGATTAGTTGCCATATTATATTCCTAGTTGTCGAGACAGATTTTCACCTTTTGGTAAGAATATTTTAACACCGGCTACTAAGTCGTATACCGGATCTTTTAATATATCCATGTTTCTTTGAGCAAAAACCCACCATAGCTTGTGTGTTCCGTATAAATCATATGCTAATAAGTCAGGTCTAAACGTATATTGTGTTTGCACTGTATATAAGATATCGTCTGCTTCTACTGGAATAGGTCTAATACGTAAAAGATCTAAAAACTGTCCTTGTACTACTACAGTTTGATTCCAAGGGCTTGTTGCTTCGTATTGCGCTGGCATTAGATAAATCCTTTTCCATCTACAACATATTGTCCATTAACAAATGCATCTAAGCTAAATTTTGTAATGTTCTTTCTGCTGTATGTAGGTTGTACAACAACTGATATAGAACTACGTGTTGGAACCCAAGTTCCGTTGTCACCAATACCAACTTGTATGTAATCAACATCATTTGGAAGTTCTACTGTAAACATTTGTACCACAACTGGTACATCTTTAAACACATAATCGCCGTATCCATTTAATTTTACAATAGGTGGAGGCGAACCTTGATTACTAGTAGCACCATAAGCCATTTTAGTTATCGATCTTAGGTAGTGTGTTGCTGCAACCCAATACTGTCCTTCTTTTTCGTTTTCAATAAAAAAGTCTCCGATAATAGTCATAGCATTCACTTGGCTGTTCTGATAAGCCGGAAACACATAATTACTATGTGTAGGATGCAATGCGTTATAGTTTGCACTGTGTTCCATAATAATTTGGGGAGTATATGGCCACATAAATCCATCAGTCTCAAGCAAAGGTGTTAACAATTTACTAGATTTATAAGTTTGCGGTACGGAAAGACGGACACGCCAGTCTAAGTTAACTTCTGAACCCCATCTAGCTTCGACAAATCCTGTTCCTGCAGATGGAGCAGCACCTGGTAAAAGACCAACTGATCTTAGCGCCTTGCCAAAGCCTGTATCTGAAATAGCGTTAGTTACTTTTTGACCTACGTTACTAGGTATGCCTGCAATTGATTCACCAATTGATAATGCACTACCTTGTAAGTTCTCTACGCTACTTTGAGGATTCTGTGTTGCCATAAAAATGTTCTCCTATAGTATTATTTAGTTGACTTTATTAACAGAGTATATTATAATGTATATATTATTAACCGGAGAATAGCCTTGAGGAAACAAAATTACCTAAACAACAAAGATATTTTAAAGGAAATACACAAGTCTAAGAGTAGATTTTGCAGTTTTGTAGATCCAGAGTATCATCAATTTGATATCATTTTACCAGATATTGAAAAAATTAACATTCGAACCATTGCTGAAGCAAAAAGAAATAAAGCAAAAAGACTTAGTACGGAAGAATACGATAGACGTAAATCAGCCGGCGAAAAAGTTAAACAAGCTGACTGCGAACACGATTATAAAAAAATTACAAAAGAAGAACTAATTTTTAGGATTATGACATTTGATCATATTCCTGAAGAGCCTGGACGTAAAAAGAATCCTAAAACAATAGCAGATACAAAGGTA